CCCATGTTGTCTCTTTGGACTCTGCCGTTGTAACTTGTATTAACTTTCTGGTGAAGAGCGGTAAAAGACGTTAGGTCTTGGTGTGGTAGAATTGGTACTTTGGGAACAAGAATGTCAACCTCGAGTGTTGGTGTTTTTGGTGAGCCAGGACATTTGGCTCAGTTCGCTACCACTCACCTATCTCACACCTTTCCCCCACTCTCTCACACCTTTCCCCCCCTCTCATACTTACTCACCGCAAGCATGCCCCGTCACGCTACGAACCCGCAGCTGTACCGTTGGTCGTTTACCTTCAACGAGACGGAGGGCAACAAGTTACCATGTCACACGGCAGTGGTAGCCGCTTTGAAGAAATGGGGGGCCACAAAGTGGATCTTCCAGATGGAGAAGGGGTCGACCACCGGCCGACGTCATTACCAGGGTTCGATGAAGCTCTCGGTAAAGAAGAGGAAGAGTTGGATTCTGAACAACTCCCCTGTTGGGAAGGAGGGCCTTTCGCTCTCTCCCACGGTGAACGAGACTGGCTCATTCACCTACTGCATGAAGGAAGACACGAGGGTGTCTGGCCCTTGGTGCGACCACGTCCTGTACCTGAAGAAGGACTTGGCATGCATGCAGCACCCATTCCCCTGGCAGCAGAAGATCACCGAGATGGTGGCTGCGGAACCCGACGACCGGACGATCCACTGGATCTGGGAGGCCGATGGAAACGTCGGAAAGTCCAAGCTCGTGAAGTGGTTGGACGTGATGGGTATGGCGGTGGCTGTGCCTTTCGGCACGGCGAACCAGTTGAAGACCAACTTGATTCACGAGGGGCCCTCCCGGGCCTACCTTTTGGACTTCCCCCGTACCCGTGGCAAGGAGGAAGCGATCGAAGCGATCTACTCGACGATTGAAGCCCTGAAGAACGGCTTCTTGAAGAGTGCCATGTATGGCAAGAAGCTTCGTCTCGTGATGGAGCCACCCCATGTCTTTGTCTTCTCCAACACTCCCCCGGATCAGCGGGCCCTGTCCAGGGACCGTTGGGTCGTGAAGAAGGTCGTCGACAAAGAGCTTATTTGAAACTGTTAGTTTTGTAAATAAGAATTTTAGGCGCTAGCGCTGTCACTTCGAAAATTCTATATATGTTTTTTTGGCTCACTTGGCTCACTTCGTTCGCCCCACGCAACAGCCAAAGAGGTGCTCCCGGCTGTCGCCTCCGCACAATCACTCCTGTGCCGGTCGCGCCCGGGCGCTCCCTATTCAGAGTTCATCACCACCTGTGTGGTCTTGGCCCGCTTCGTCCTGACCGTCGTCATCAACTGCAGCAAGGGCGTTCTCCTCACGTCGATCCCAGAGGAGGACCATCATGGTCATCGTCAACTTGAAGTTGCGAATCCCTGGGTTCTGGCCCGGGATCTGGCCCCGGATCCAAGGGGTGTACACCGGGAAACGCTTGTCTTGTGCCAACCCGTTGTACGAACAACCAGCAAAGGTTGTGTAGCCCCATCCTCCCCATGAAGCCTGAGTCTCAGGCCCATTGATCTTGCCTGTGGCAGGGTCGTTGGTGAGGACGAGACCGTCCTGTGTCTTGATCTTGTCGGACTTTGAGAAGCCGAACCACTTCTTGGCGTTCCAACTCTTGGTGATCGTTGGTCCTGGTGTGGGCCTGGAGCCCCGGCGTGGGGTGATCTGGTTCTTCTTCCAGCCCAGAGTCCTGAACTGGTCGTTGTCATGCATCTGAGCGAGTGACATGACGTTGGCACCATGGCGAATGTCGTTCTGGTACGAACCGACGGTGTAGTCTGCCGTGTTGGGGTCATCTCGTGGACCCACGTGAACGCCGTACATCGTTGGGATGATGTGCACGTTGTTGGCAGCCTCGCTGTAGATCTGGAGAGGCTCCATCTTGATCTTGGATGAAACAACCATCGAACGTTGGAAGAACTTGTGAATGGTTGCACTCGGGATGGGAATCCGAGGGTCTGCCTCCCCGTAAGGGTAGTACAGGTCGTTGGCATAGCACGTGGTGCTGCCAAAGGCGTCAGCCGTGACGTTGGGTCCCCAGTACTTGGTCAAGGTAACTGGAACCAGAATCTGTTCCGCCATGAAAGCGTTCAGAGTTCGGGACATGCGCGGAGTCGGGTCAGCACGACGTCTACGACGAGTAGTAGAAGTACGCTTAGTAGTCCGGTAACGCGTGCGCCTCTGCTTCCCATAACCACGGAAAGCCCGGCGCGTAAGCGCTGACTGGTAGTCAGTGCGGCGGCGCTTGCGCTGTTGGGTTCGTCCCATGTTGTCTCTTTGGACTCTGCCGTTGTAACTTGTATTAACTTTCTGGTGAAGAGCGGTAAAAGACGTTAGGTCTTGGTGTGGTAGAATTGGTACTTTGGGAACAAGAATGTCAACCT